TTATACTGCGTTGCTCCCCATTTGTCAGCCCTTGCCTCTTCAGTGTTGCCGTTAATTCCCTTTTGTTTTTGTTATTTAAACTCGATACATCAATATCAAAAGTTATCTTTACAAAATCACCGTTGCCATCTTCTAGTCCATTGGCTCTGCATCGCTCTATCTTTGCTGCATGTATAGTTGGAATGTGCCATTCAAGGGCTTCAAGCTTTTTTGTGGTGATTGTCTGCCCTTGCCTTGAATCAATTAATTTGCCTATGATGTTATGTTCGGTATTTGTGATGCTAATAGTTTGGCTTCCTGTTGAATATGTCAAATCATCCGCTGTTATGCTTTGTGATAGCAAGCTTGCGTTATACTTAAATGTATTATTAAGTATGATTTTAGCCTTTGATTGATATTGGACAAAGCCGCCATACTTTGCAAAGTTTCCTGTTTCATCTTCAACGTCAATTGCACAATCCGGGAGCATGTCCGGTGTCGGTTTTACATTGACAAGTGGCGCATCTACTCTGCCTAATGAATTTGCGCCATTGAACGTAAATGCTCTTATAAGCAATTTAATATTAGAATTTGGGAAGTAACTCTTCCAACTTTCCGGCAATGTCCAAATCATTCGATCTTCTACATTCTCGCCAATCTTGGTATATGTGTTTGGATCATTATTTGCCATCACGTACAATTCGTGCTTGAAGGTGTTTACCTTTCTATTTGTAAAGATTTCAATTTCTTCGCCAAATGTTATTTCTTGCTTTGATGTTGTAGGCCAGGAGGCTCGCGGTATTTCATTTAGATATGTATAGTCGGATGTTGTGAACGTGCCAACAATTTTAGAATCAAAGCTTGCTGAAGCTGTCAATCGTTTTGTGCCGTTTGGTTCGTGGTCTATCCATACACTTACACTGTGTATTACTTGAGAAGAGCCGCGAACATAGTAGCGCGTGGAAAACGGATAATTTTGCCCATTTACTGTAAGCACCCCTGTGCCGTTTGAATGTTCTGCATAATATCCCGCTGTTGCGTTCATGCTGAGATACACATTAACATATGTGCGGTTATTTATTTTATCTTGCTGCCCGGGTGAAAACCTTATACTAATATAGTAGCCCATTTAATTTACCACCTTTACAAAGGATAAGTTGCCGTTTTTTCTTGGAATAAAAGCAAAACGGCCTAGTTTCAAGCTGTTTAAAAATTCGCCATCAACTGCATAAAAGTTTCTATTCTTCCAATATGCAACTTCTGCGCCATTATCCAAAAAGCTTATTCTGTCATTGTCTATTTTGATACAAATATTGCTTTGTGCAGTTCCTACTTCGCCAATCGTAACTCCATCTTCGCCAAAATGAAGATACTTCTTGATTTTTAAAAATTCTGCTGCCGTCCCGCTTTGGATTGCGGATATATCTTGAATAAAGCGATTGTATGCAATTTCAAATTCATCTTTTGATGTAAACTTTGATATGCCCTCTTCGCTTATAAGCGCTTTTGATTCGTCTTTTGTGTAATAGCTTTCTTTTAGTGTGTCGCGTATACCGCCCGCAGTTTCTTCAATCTTTCGTTCATATTCACTTTTTACTATATTAAAACTATCGTTTAGCTTTGCTTCTAAATCTGCTTTGACAATTTTGTCTTTGTTGTCGATAATGTCAGCAAGCTTCTTGCGTTCCTGTTCAAGTTGCTTCTCAATTTCTGCTTTCTGCGTATCTGTTAAATTGTCTTTGTTTTGCTCTAGTTCGCTGATTTTGTCGCTTACTTCCTTTACCTTTTCTGCAAAGCTTTGCGTTTTGGTACTTATCTTTTTAACATCGCTTTTAGTCCCATTTACGATAGATTCCACTGTATCTATCTTTGCATCTTTGTTTACTTGATATTCCGTTAAAGTAGCGGTTTTGCTTCCAATCTGCAAATTATTCTCTGCCGGATTGAGCAAGTTAAGATGTAAACTGTTAATCAAATATATATCGTTGATGCCGTGGTATGGTGATATGATTTTGATTTTGTCCCCGGCTCTGTAACTTTTATATCTTGAATCGAGCGGTGCTAAATCTGCTGCGGATATTTCAAGATTAACACCCAATTTAACCCATTCAGCAAGCCTTTGTTTTGCTTTTATTAGCAAATTGCTTGGAAGTGTTACATCTTCCCATGTTTCTGTTCGGACTATAAGCCCGTATTTGTTTACTGCCTCTTCATCTGTAATATATTTCTTACCCGTGATTTCTTCAATTGTGATTCGCTTGTCTGTGTCCTTTTCCTCTGCACCTAGTGGCAATATAGCTGTTGCAATGTCTGCTCCCGCAATCGTTCTTTTTATGTCTGTTAGGTTTAAGCCAAATTGCACGTTTTGATTCCCTAGTTTGTCAATATCCTTTAGATAGTCAATATATGCGCCATCCTCTTCATGCCTTATGACAATATAGCCGCCTAACATATCTACTAGCTTTTGCCTAATCATGGTTAGGCTATCTAAATAATCTTTAGATTCTCTAACTATTAGATTATTTGGATCTGTTACTGTTACTACCCCTAGTTTAAATCTTTTGTGTGCATCTACTTGCTTATTGTGTGCTGCGATTATGTTGTTTAAAAATACGGGTATATCACCTTTAAATTCAAAAGGGTCTTGAATTGAATCTTTAAAATAAGATAGTTCGCCTTCGCAATAGATTCTTTTGTTGTTATAAAAATCAAATTCAAAATCTAAAACGCGGCCTTGGAAGATTAAATCATTATTATCATAAAGCTTTATAACGTGCTTTAATCTTTCTATTCGATCTATATGCTTATGGCTTGCGGGTAGTGTGATTGTTAAGCTTCCCGCCTTGTTTAGTTCAAAATCTGCATTGCCGCTTAGAATTTGTAGTGCGGGGTTGCTTGTATCATATATAGTTAGGTTGTTATACTCAATTCTATACATCATAGCACCCCTTCTTCATACTCCATTTTTACTTTTCCGGTTCCTTTGATTTTTATTTGATTATGCCCCGGCTTTAGCACTAATTCATCAACGGAGAATTTTCCCGCCTTTTTAGTAATTTTAGTATTTCTCGCTTCAATTGTGATTTCGTTTTCATTTTCCATATAAGGACTTACAGGCATATTTATTTCAAAGTCCTTTGTAACCCCTTCTGCCGTGGCTATGATTTCTATCTTCTTAGTTCCCGTGAATCTGTAAGGGTATGCATCTACTGATATTGTTAATCTTTTATATCGCAATCCATCCTCTTCAGTTTCAATTTGTCCTGTGCCTGTAAATATCCCTTCAATATCATTAAAGCTTATATTAACTCTTTTGCCGTGAACAAGCTTAAATATATTATCCCTGGCCGCTTCTAATGCTGCTTTTTCATCCTTGTGTATACATAAAATAAGCCTTATTATTCTATTCTCGTAAGTCGGATAGCCCGTTATTGCTGATGTATAATCAAGTACCCCATTTCTTCCCGGTATAGATTCCGTTATTCTGCGTATTTGGGGCGCGGTGATTTCGCGCCCTTCCAAATATGCATCATGTTTTGATTGTAAATCTATGCCGTTAATCATCACTTTATACATTCTTATTGCCTTCTTTCGCGTTCGGATATTATCCCCATATTTTTATTGATTCTTTGTGTTGCAAAGTCTGCAATTGCATTTACATCAATAACTACATTTGAATCTTTATTATTTATAGCGCTTATCAGCAATCCCATTAGTTCTGCCATTTGCTTATATGTGATTCCTTCGCTTTGCTTTGTGTCCTGTGCCTGTTGTGTTTGACTTAGCGGCTTAAAAGCAAAGCCCGCTGTCCTTGTTGATGTAATGCCCGCAAGTTTAGAATTTATTGCGCCTATCTTGCTTAGCTTGTCTTGTGCATTTATCAGTGCTATTTCGCCCAATTCTTCCGATGCTTTCGCAACATCTTTTCCGGTTGCTTCAAGGCCAATTGCAAAACCTTCTCCACCAAATTTACCAATCTTTGCAAATTCCCTTGAAGGTGAGTGTTCGTCTAACCTTTTTTTTGCAGCATATAGCGCTTGCTCTGCTATGCTTCTCGCTGCATTTGTCGCAAGCCACATTGCGTTACTTAAACCACTCGCAAAACCCGCGCCCGCGTTATATCCCGCATCATATAAGCTTATAGCTTCAGCGCCTGTTCTTCCGGCGCCCCCTAATCTTTGACCCGCAATATTTGCTACATAATTTGTTGCATCTAGGCCTTCTATATATTTACCGCCAAATAATGTGCCTGTGTCGTATGCCTTCGTTGCTTCCGCATCTGCTGAATCTTTCGCGCCTTTGGATATTTCGCTTGCTTTATTTGTTACATCGCTTTTGCGTTCATCCATTCCGTTTATCAATTCCGTTGCAGCTTCAGTTCCTGTTTTGTTCATGTCGCTTGGCATGTCCATTACACCTGTTTTAACGGCTTCATTAAGTCTGCTTGTTGCTTCGCTCAATGGTATTTCTCCGGATAGAATACCCGCTTGCAAGTTTTCGGGAATTTCTATTCCTTTTTCTTTTGCTTTTTGAACCGCTGAATCAAAATCTATAAGTGCTTTTAATTCGTCAACACTACTTGGAATTGTATATCTTCCTTCGCGTATTCCGGCTTCAAGCGATTTTGGAATCTTTATTCCCGCAGATTCTGCAATGCCTTGTAGATTAGTTAAAGCGCCCGCCTGTATTTCCATTGTGTTATTCCACTTTTGCGCTTCTACAAGTGCGCTTGCCATGCCTTCATAATAGCCATCCATGTCGCGCCCTAATTTCTTATAAGTTTCTACAAGTGTAGATAGTTCGTTGCGTTCTGCTTTCTTGAGGTCTGTACCCTTTTCTGTTAACTTGTCTATTTTTTCTTTTACTTCAGCGCGTTCAGCTTCTGCCTGTGATAGTTGCTGTGTATATTCTGCGTATTTCTCAAGCGATTCGGTTGCATTCTGCATATATGCATCAGCAAGCGCGCGTTCCTTCATTGCATCAATTTGCTCTTTAATTGCATTGGTGTTATCAACAACTTTGCCTGTGTTATCGTAAAGCTTATCACCTTCTGCATCGTATGTAAGGTTGAGCCCTTCTACACTTGCATTAAGCTTATCTACATATGTTTGCATTAGTTGTTTTTGGGTTGTCGATTTATCTTCTACTCCCATCAGCGAGTTTAATCTTTGGCGGTACATTTCTGCACTTTGTGCATTAGCATTAACCTTTTCAACTGCTGCTTCATGTGCGCGTGCCATTTCATCTATCGCTTTACGTTCTTTGTGTGCATTTTGATATGCCGTGTAGATAGCTGCGCCCAATCCTACTATGCCCACTGTTGCTATTCCTATAATTGGTGCAAGCAATGATAATTTTGCGCCAAATGCGCCAACTCCCGCTGTCGCGGTATTCATCACTTTAAGCCCATCTGTGCTTTTCGTCAGCCCGTCAACTGTCTTTGTAAGCTTATCTGCTGAGTCTTTTGCGTTTTTCGTAAATTTTAGCATCCCACTTAAATGTGAAAAGCCTTTTGATAACGTCCCCATGCCTTGTGATAGCTTGCCTAACGTGATTAATGTTGGCCCCGCTACTGCACCAATCTCTATAAGCTTTACAATAAAGTGCTTTGCTTCCGGGCTTAAGTCTTTTAGCCCTTTTGTAAAGTCCTTTATATTTCCTACAATCGCTTTTATTTCGGGTAAGAACGTGTCGCCTAATTCTACCCCGATTTCAACAAATGATGCTTTTAGCTGTTGTAATTGTGCAGCCGTTGTTTGATATTTCTTTTCAGCTTCTGCCGTTAAGGCTTTATTTTCGCCCCATGCTTTATTGGCTGTTGCTGTTGTTTTCGAAAATAGTTCGGATGCTGAAGATAGCCTCTTCATTGTGTCACTTGTTCTAATATTTGTAACACCCAATTCTTCAAGAAGTACGTTGAGATTCTCCCCGCCCTTCTTGGCATCGCCCATTCCACTTATTACCTTTTGGAATGCCCCGTATGCATCCTTTTCCCATGCGCTCTTAAAATCGCTTACACTCATGCCCGCGGTTTCCGCCCATGTGGATAATGTTTTGCCGTTTGTCGATACGGCTTTGTCAATTTCTGTTAGTACTTTTGATACCGCAGAGCCTCCCGCTTCTGCTTCAAGTCCTACGGATGATAGCGCGGTGGATAGTGCCAAAATTTGTTGGTCTGTAAAACCTACTTGCTTACCACTTGCAGCAATTCTCATTGCAAAGTTGACTATATCCGCTTCTGTTGTTGCAAAATTGTTTCCTAAATCTACAATTGCAGAGCCTAAGCGCTTATAGTTATCTGCTGTTAGTCCGGTGATATTCGCATACTTTGCGAGTGCGCTTGCTGCTTCTTCTGATGATAAGTTTGTTGTATCGCCTAGCATTACCATAACTCGTGTAAATTCCAAAATATCATCCGTCTTTATTCCTAGTTGTCCGGCTGCTTCTGCAACTGCTGCAATGTCTGTTGCAGATGATGAAGTTTCTTTTGATAAGTCAAGAATACCTTGCCTTATCCTGTCTAATTGCTGTGGTGTGCCGTCTACTGTCTTTGTTACTCCCGCCCATGCGGTTTCGAAATCTATTGCTGAGCGTGTTGCAGCATATCCAATGCCTAAAAATGCTGTTGAAAACGGCATAAGCTTCTTGCCCGCAGATTCCATCTTCGCGCCCATTTGCTGAAATGATTCTCCCAACTTAGTAAGCTTGACTGAGCCCAAACGTTCGTATTCTGCTTTAAATCTCTTTAGTTGCTGTTCTGTTGATATGATTTCACGTCTTAGTGCTTCAAATTCTGCTTGCCCGTTTTCCTTACTTTTAAAGTCTTCACTTAGTTGTGCTTCTGCTGCTTGCAGTGCCTTTAGCTTTGATGTTGTTGCTTCAACGCGCTCTGCAAGAGCCTTTTGCTTTTGTGCTAGTAGTTCCGCATTCTTTGGATCAAATTTCAAATTGCGGTTAATATCGCGGAGGGCTTGACTAACACTCTTTGATTTCTGCTTAACTTCTGCCAATGCTGTATCAAGCTTAACTGTCCTCGCGCCAAATTCAATTGTTATGCCCTTGATATTCTTACCAATTGCCATTTTGCCCCCCGTTACTTTACTTAGCCCAAAAAGGCATCCCAATCATTTTGAGATGCCTTTTTTGTCCTTATTCTTATTTCCTCTTCAGTGGTTGATTCGTTGCTATATTCCATCACAAAATCAACTACTTGTCCTATGTCTAATCTGCTAATGCCTTCTAACGATAGCCCGCGTTGTGTCGCGCCTATCAATATTTGGTCTAAATTTATGCTACTTTCAAAATCTTCGCTAGAAGGCTTCTTGCGTTTTTTTCGCTGATTGTTGATTCAATCACCGCGGTGATTACTTCCTTGCCTATTATGTCCACCGGCAAGCTTTTAAAACTCTTTATCCACTCGTGCGGACTTGGTATTGAATCGTCAGCATTCTTTGCAAGCGCCCATGCAATCTGATATATTGTGATTGATTCTGCAACGGCAAGTGAAATAAGTGCCTCTTCCAATACTTCATCTTTAGCAAGTGCCTGTAAGTATTGTGCGGTTGTCATTTCCCCCGTTTCGCCATTTGGGGCAATAAAACTTGCATTAATCTTCAATATAGCTTCTATGAATGGCAGCAAATCTGGCAGAATATCTCTGCCAAATTGCTGTCGATAAATGAATAACCACCATATTGTTGTATCAATCTTGAATGACTGCTTATTGGTTAATTTTATCGTTTTTACCATCTTTTATACCTCTATACCCCCGGTGCTGTTGTGCCTAGTGGCTTTGGCGGTGCTGTGAAGAAGTTATTGTATGCGGCATCACCCGGTACAAAAGTAACTTTTGACTGTCCTGTCGCTGAATCGCCTACAACTGTAATGTCGATTGATTCAGTTTCCGGTGTCTTGGAATTCTTTTCCATCGTCTTGTATTCCTTCTTGATTGTGCCTAGTGCCACGTTGTAAAAGATAGTTCTTCTTGCGTGTGCATCGCCCTTGCCTTCAAACGCAATATATACGTTTTTCTTTACAGGGTTATTGATTGTCGCAATTCCCCCATCTGTTCTCTTTACTGCACCCAAAAACTTTGTTTTGAATTCGTCCGGGAATCTCGCCATTGTTAGTGTTCCCTTAAAACCGCTCTCGCTATATTCAGCCCAATATGTGCCGTTATCCGCAGAGAACGTATTCTCTGATGTCTGCGGGTCTGCGCTCAAGCTTACTGCCCCCGCAAGCTTGTAAGGTGCGCCCATTGTGATTGCGCCATCTGTGCCTACTTCATAAGTTCCGATTGTTACTTTTTCAAGTCCAAATTCAACTCTATTTGTATCTGCCATCTTATCCTCCTGTTATTTGATTGCTTTAATTTTCTTTATCGTATCTCGATAAAATTCATCTGTGTATTTCTCTTCAACGGGCTTAATGTGCGGGATTGCCTTTGTTCTTCCGCCATTTCTCAAAACATGCCCAAATTCGAGCAAGTGGGCAAGCCTATAATCTTTTGCGTTATGTACAACATATTCCACGCGCCCCGTTATTAAGCTTTTCGGGGTTGCCTTCCACCCCTTATAATATCGCGGTCTACGGCGCGGACTTGTTTGCTTTAGTTCATTTGCTGCCCTTTTTGCGCTTTCGCTTGCAACTTCTTTAACTGTCTGATTAACCTCTTCAGTGTAATCGTCTAGTATTGCTGCAAGTTCCTTTTCAAGATCCATTATTTGCCCGCCTTTTGTGGCTTGCCTATTGTGTGAATCTTTACTTCGCTTATATATCCTTTACTTAGTGCCTGTGCTTCGCGTTCTTTATCCGTGAATGCCACTATGCTTAGTGGTTCAATCACTTCGCCCGTTTTAGAATCTCTTAGCATTTGCGTTGTTATATACAGTGTTTCCATATATAGCCCCCTTTAAATATCAAAGCTTACAATGTATATGCCTTCATCTGTTCGCGCTTCGCCTGTCCAATCCCAAATTATGCCCTCTTCAGCAAATACCCTTATAAGCTTATCTTCCTGTGCTGTGTCCTTACCTTCCGTGCAAAGTTCAATATCAAATTCGCCATCCGATTCGTAAACAACATTATCTGCTACAAAGTTATCAAAATTGCGCCTTGTGAAAACTATGTATGGAAGCTGTGGCGCTTCGCCTATTGGCCATTCCTTATACGTTACAGGAAGCCCCGTTTTTTTTAGCACTTCAAAAACCTTAGATTGCTGCATCTGTCATGCCCCTTTCTATTGCTTTTAGTTCCAATTCTTCATTTGCATAGTTGATGTTGTCTACAAAATTGATATTGTATTTCTTGCCTTTAAATATAACGCGGTAACTTGATTTTGTTTCGTTTGTAAGCCCCGGCATGTACCTTATGTAAAATTTCAATGTGCCTTGCTCGTTTGTCTGTCCGGCAATAAAATATTCTTCTCCGTGCAGATTCTTAACATTTGCAAATACTCTTCTAAATTCCACCCATTCGCTCTTAGTCCAACTGCCATCATTATTTTGTATTGCGTTGCCTTTTCGCTCTAAAATTATTGGATGTCTATACACTTTATTAAGCTTCTTGTTTTGCTTTTGCATCGTCTATCGCCTCCGCTAATTGCAAGCGCAATATTTCATGTGCAAAGCATTCTTCAAAATGCTCGCTAAAGTTATTGTAATCGTATCTGCAATAATCAAGTAGCAATGCCCTTGCTTCTACATTTTTATCAAAATCAATTGTTGTACCTGTTAGCGCATTTAACTTGGACTGCCCACGTTTGAGGCAGTCCGTTAAGTGTGCATTTGATTCATCCCACGTTATCTGCAAAGCCCTCTTCAGTTCTTCAAGTAACGTTTCCATGATTACTTATTCCAATCTGCAATGTCAAATACAAGGAAGTCCTCATCTGCGTAAGGTCTGCCCGTTGCGTGCTGCTTTGCAAGATATACAGTCTGATCTTCAAGGAATCTATATTCCTTTGATGATTCAAGCTTTAGGCTTGAGCCAATTCCAAAGAAATATCTTCCTAGTTCGCCCGCAATAAGCTTATCTTCGGGAACGGCAGCGCATGGAATAATCTCACCACTAAATGGCAACTGCTGCTGTATGAATTTGCCCTGCTGATCTAGTATATTCATAATGCCGTACATCTTGGAATAGTACGTTGTTGGGTTCACAAGAATTGCTACTTCTGATAGTGTACCCGCTCTATCTGTTGATAGTGGCGCAAGAATCTCTTTGCCGATTGTAGCCGGTGTAAAGTCTTTTAGTTTTGGGGTTGCCTTTGCAGCATGTACTCCCGCTGTTACGTCAGCAAGTTTCTTCATCACGCCAATTGGCTTGTTATTTCCATCGCCTGTAATGATTGCCTCTTCAAGTGCAAGCGCAATTGACTCTGCAAGAATAGTTCTTGTGTACTTGTCAATCCATTCTACACTTAGTGCAAGCATGTCATTTGCAATTGGAACGTATGCTGATACCTTGCACTGTACTGTTGATATTACTTCAAATTCTGTGTCAAGTTTCTTCTTGATTTCCTCTGTTAGTGCGCCCCAATGTGCCGCTGCTACCTTGCCCTTACGCAAGATCCATTCTGTTGTGCCTGTTGTATTTACAAAATTAATCTTTGATAGTAGAGGATGATTCTGCTTTAAATCATCAAATACCCTTTCAAATATTGTTCTTGGAAATGGCAATTTTTCAAAAGAGCCTTTCTCCTTAACCTCGTTGTAGAAGTTGCGCTCTTCGGATGTTAGCGGCATAATTCCCCTTCTTGCAAGTGCCTCTGCATCTGCATTTGTAATGTCAATGCTCTTTGCTTCTGCAATAATCTTATTCTGTATTGCTTCATTGTTGCGTACGATATTTTCAACAATCATGTCTGCAACATCCTCTGCAGTGCCATTTGTTAGCGCATTGACAATTTCGTCTTTGTTCATCACGTTCATTTCGTTTGTTAGTGCCATTTTGTTACCTCCTAAATTTTGACAATATTGCTTTGTCGTTTTCCTTGTTCCTGTACTTTTCTAAAATTGAGTTTTTAACATCAAGCGTAGATTCGTTGCTTACTCCCTCTTCAGTGTCCGGTGCCGCTTCGATAATTTCATCGCAAAGCCCTAACGTCAAGCATTCTTCTGCTGTCAAATATGTTTCTTCATAAATCATTGCTTTCAGTTCTTCTTTTGTTCCCTTGAAGTGATGCAAGTAGCTTGCTTGGACGGCTTCATCAAATTTCTCTAATGCATCCGCAACTTTGCGCAAATTTGCCGCATTCCCGTAAGTCATGCATGCCGCCCTGTGAATCATCATTAAGGAATTTGGGTACATTTTGATTGTTTCCCCCGCCATTGTGATGATGCTTCCCCCGCTTGCTGCGATTGCATCAACAATTATTGTTGCTTTCTTGTCGCTGTCCTTGATAAAGTTGCCGATTGCAACGGATGTATATACATCCCCGCCCTTTGAGTTTATGTGAATTTCTACTTCATCCCCTTGTATATCTGCAAAGGCCGTCTTTACTTCTTCCATGGTGATATATTCACCCGGCTGTGGTTCACCTGTCCAATAATTGTGCGGTATTTCTTCCACAATCTGCCCGTACAAGTATAGCTTCGGGATTCCTTCCCCCTGTACCAATTCACAACGCGGTGTAAATTTTATTTCCGCTGCTATTGCTTTTAGCTGTGTTGCTTCCATTTCTTCCTCCTCCCCTTTTGTTTTTAAATATAAAAAGGGCATTGCTGCCCTTATTACCTTATTTACTTTGACTGCTCATAATTCTTGGTGATGTAGTGTTTCTTTGATTCGTCTGTTCTGAGCGGTTCTTTTCCGATTAGTTCGCGGTTTTCGTCTATGCTGTGAACCCCATTCCTTGTAAGTATATCAATTGCATTTGCTACATCGCTTAAACTTGCTGCCTTAGCTTTGCTTGTATTCACCCTAACATATGTATTGTTGAGATAGTTCTCTTTTGTGTATAGCTTTGCATTGAGTTCATTTTCTATGTTCTTTGCAAGCGGATCTACACAAAGATTTACAAAAGCTTTAAGCTGCTCGGATATTTCAGTACCTGTTCCCTTGAGTAGCTGTGGTGGTATTTGAAATGCCCTGGCCACAAAGTCAAATACATCATCCATTAGATTTTTAATGTCGCGAGAATCTGTGCCATTCTTGTATGATTCCTTTGATAGTTCATCGTATTCAAGCCCGGCTGTTAGCGGCAAGATTGCGCCCGCATCTGCCTTGTAAAATTCCTTTAGCCTTATTTCGATTAAGTCTTTAAGTTTCTTTTGTGCATCTTCAGTTTGTGGGTATGCAGTTCCAATCTTTAATATTCCACGCTTCGCATTATTTCGCTTATAGCTTGCCTTTGATAGTTCAATTATTTTGCCATAATCGTTGTAAAGTGAAGTGATTAAGCTTGTTGCATTTTGATTATTGTTTTTTAAATGAATCACTTCTGATTCCTTATATGATGCTGATAGATTAAAGCCATTCACGATAATATCTTTATATGTATTTTCATAGAA